TCTGTTGAAATGACATATCCTGATTTTAAAAAAATGATGAACAATGAAAAGATACTTGATAGAAAATCAGATGTTGAAGGATTAATAGAACTTATAATTGATTGTATAGTTTGTATTAATACCGAAGACGAGAAAGTAATGGTACGTGATGAGCCACGTGAAAAGGTAGCAGAATTTGTAGACTCAATGACGAATGATCAGTTTGCTAAACTAAGAACATACGTTGAGTCAGTACCAAAAGTTGAAATACCACACACCTACGTTTGTGCTGGATGTAAGGAGAATAATGAGGTAAAGATAAGGAATATAGCTGATTTTTTTTAGTGTGGTCTTCTAATGAATCGTTAGTGAATCATTATAAGACCAATTTCGCACTAGTACAACATCATAAATATTCTTTATCAGAACTCGAAACTATGATTCCGTGGGAGCGGGAGGTATACATAAGTATGTTGGCCCAATATTTAAAAGAAGAAAAAGAAAGAATACAACAACAGAAAAGAAGTAGATAAATGATAGATAAAGCAACAGAAAATTTAAAGAATACAAATCCGTCTGGTTTAGACAGAAGACTACTGTTGCCATCTGTTGAAGCTAAAACGGCTAGTGAACAAGAAGAAACACAAGGCCAGCAGTTATTTAAAAGCATAAATCAAATGACTGCAACTCTTTCTGACAAGAATGATATAATAATTGACCAATTAGTTGAACTTAATGCCACACAAAAAAGAATTCTTTCAGAAGGAGGAGGTGGCGGCAAAGAAAACATGTTGCAAACATTATTAGCACTTCCAAAAAGAGCCGCAGGAAGCGTAGTTAAAAGTGGTAAGTCAGCACTACAAGCTGGTACTAATTTATTAATGAGTCCTCTAAACTTGGCTAAAGGTGCAATAAGTGGAGTTGGTAGTGCTATTGCTTCTCCTTTTAGAGGTGTAGGAAACGCAGTTGGAAATTTGTTTCAAAGCAAGAATCTGAAAGCACTTACTGAAATAAATCGAGATCAACTAACTGAGCAAACAGCAATAAGAGAAGCTGCTGAGGATATAGCAGTCAAGGTTGAAGAGATTGCTGGAATGATGCAACAAGAATTTAAAATTAGAAGAAGAGGAAGACTCGATGAGCTAGAAGCAAAAAGAGATGCTAGATCTGGTCGTGGTGGTAGAGCTGGACTAATAGGAGGAAGCGCTTTAGCTGCCAGTGGCGCAGGTGCTGCAGGTGATGGTGATGGATTATCGTTAAGTGATGCTGCTGCAGTTGGTGTAGGTAGTGGTTTAGCGACGACTATTGCATTGAAAGCAAAGTCAATATTCAATGCGGGTATGAATCAAATAAATAAAATAAATCCTTTTAAAAGGTCAAAACCAATTGTTCCTCCTGTTGTTCCAACAAACATTAAGACTCCAGTAGTAAACAAAGCTCCATCAGCTATATCGTATTTAGATAGTTTAGATGACACTAAACCACCTGGCCAACCGAGATCAGGATTTTTAAAAACAGCCACAAAATTTTTAGGGCCACTTGCACCGCTGGTTGCTGGTGGATTTGGCGTCTTTGATAAAGAAAGACAAGATGCGGACATGGATGTTGTAAGCCGAGGATTGAGCGGGATCGTGCAAGGAGCTCTTACTGTTCCAGACCTGGCTGTTAATGCTCCAGCTTTTGTAGGAAACTTGTTTGGAGGTGATTTTGATTATGTTTCAAATCTTGCAGGCGGATTTAGAGACAAGGAGATAGCGAATGCAAAAGAAGCTCAAAGCCGTCGGCAAATCAGATCAAGAGAAAGAGCTTTAGATAAAACATATCCTACGAGAGAAGGAGCACTGGCCAGTGCTGAAGAAAATAACATAGTTGATTATACAATTAAGGAAGTAGAAGTAAGAAAGAAAAGAATACTAGGTGGTCCAGATATAGTTAAAAAAGGATTTAAAATTGAAAAAATCACTCAGCAGGCAAGAAGAGATACTAATTTCATGGATATTAATCAACCGAGTTCCGGATTGGCATTTAAAAACTTCTTAACAGCTGAAGAAAAAGCACAAGACTTAAGCGAAAAAAGTGGAGTCGATTTCGGTGTTGAAAAGATTATTAATCCTCAGCCTTTTGATGATTCAGTATTAGGTTATCAAATCAAAAGAAAAGAGGCGATAATTCCTGCGTTACAAGCTGGTGTAGATAATGCTGGAACGAACATTAATGTCACTCCTATAACAGACAACCGAACCTCGAATTCAACTACTAACAATAATACTATGATAAGTAAGATGAATCTCAGTTCGGTTGATCAAACCAATAAGGTTGTTCCTATTTAATCTTCGTTAACTAGGTTAGCAAAATACGACATAGTGTCGTCTTCATCTTTCTTTTTGGTTGAAGTAGTTTCTGCAGTCTCATTGAAATCAGGAATAGCATCATCCAATACTTCTGCAGTTGTTTGTTTCATCGCAGGTGGTGGAGTACTATTACCGAGTTTAACTTCATCATTCATTGATAAAGCACCACCCATAGCTTCCTCACCTAGGACACTAACAAGTTTCTTTTTAAGTTCATCATATGTTTTATATGATTTAGGATCGGTAAACTCTTCAAGCTTGTGCATTTTATTATACACTTCTTCAAGATAACTATCATCGGAAGATAATGGAGACTGTTTATCAAACTCTGATTTATCATAGTTACGATAACCTTCAACATCTCTGATTTTTAGTTTAAAGTTAGCACCGTCCCAGAAATCAAACGGGTTAAGAGCATCTTCATCAGCAAATTCTGGTTGCATAGCATCCATAATTTTATCAAATATTTTTTTACCATACTGATATATAAAGACTTTGCCATCATTACCTGGGTTTCCAGGATCGTTGACTACTAGTATGTTTGACACATAATGTAGTCTTCTTTTCTGAGTTCTTGCTTTGCCTTTATCAGACTCAAGACCAGTGTTCCAAAGTTTAGAATTTAATTCACCTACTGGATCATTTTGTCCGATAGATGTTAAAGACTTTTCGATGTACCATCTACCTGTTGGTCCTTTAAAACCATGATCCCAGTATCGATTCCAAGGAAGATCAGAACCTTCGTTGGCAGGAAGGAAACGTATTACTGCATAACCATTGTTTGATTTATCAACCGTTGGTTTCCAGATACGATCATCTGCAAAAGATTTATTGTTTTGAGAACCGCCTACTGCTTCAGCAGCTTTGACGAGATTATCGATGGAACCTCTGTTCCTTTTTAAATTAGCAAAAGACATATATTTCTCCTTATTAACTGTAATATTGCTGTATTATATTATTATTATAAACTATTTTCACTGTAATGTACATATATTTATTCAAAAACAAGCTCATTTTGTTTCGGCAAATAATTTAATTTCATTGCCTCTGCTTCGAGCTTCTCTTTGACTACTGGTGAGATGAACTTTTTTACATCCTGTGGATCTATATTAGTTATCTCACATACTTCGACTATAGCGTCTATATAGCCAAGTTTCTTTTCTAAGACCTGAGTTTCTATAAGCTTTGTAAACTTAGATCTATTCATGAATTCTGGTTCTTTTTTACTCATTTATCCATTGCCCTTAATAAGATTGTATCTTTGTTTATTCGACCATTTGCGCTCGCTGTTTTAGTGGTGAGCTCATTCCATATCGCCCTGATTTGGGGCGGGGTCTTTTTAAGTACCATAGGTAATATATCCACAGGCTTACGTAAGGCAATAGACCTACTGAGATCGTCATCAATATTTTTAATTGTAGATCCACTGATTTCAAATCCTTTCCCGTTACTGACTAACTCTGTTAGTTTTTTATATTTAATATTATATGTGTAGAGTCTTTGAGCTCCAACAATCGCAGCAGGATTAATTGAAGTAAGTTTGTCTTCCATGGACTCTTTTAGATATTGTATTTTCGCAATCTGTTTTAGTGCACTCTTTGGCTTGGCGATTCTTACCTTTCGAACAGCTTTCTTAGAAGCCATATATTTTTCTACGTCTGATACTATATATTCAAGAAATTCGAGGTACTTTTTACGCTGCCCTAAATTCATAAAAGAATATGCTTCGACAAGATCTTCTGGTTTATCATCAACTAATTCTTTAATCTCATCTCTGACTGGAGTGTAATAATCAAATACAGCTTTAGCCATATTGTTAGGTGCAACACGAAGGCTCAGTTCCTTATACAAGGAATAGCTCATTGACTCTTCGTGTCCCTTTTCATGATATCCGTCAAGAACTTCTTC